CCCGCGCTTTTAGTTTGTTTTGTTTGCGGCTGAGTGTTGAGAAAACGGCGGTTTTCTCGCTTGTTTTGATGATTCTGTATTGCTCAATCAACCGATAAGAGTACAATGGTGTGACACTTTTGGAGGTTGTGCGATGGCTGACGCGACAGTTGATAAGGTGGAAATGTGCTGGGTCGAGCGTAATGCGGCGAAGCTGGTTCAGTGTCTGCAGTGGCACGAGTGGCCGGATTTAATCCGCGACTATGCAGACGCGTTGATTAAGGACGGTTACCAGCCGGACGTTGCCTTGTCAAAGGCTCTCAATTGGGGTGGTGTGTATTTTCGGCGTGAGCGGATCAGTTACGGGAGGGGCCTGTGAAAGGCGGTCGGCGAGAAAACGCCGGTCGCAAGGTCGGTAAGCTGGGACACAAACTGACAATCAGTGTGCGATTGAGTGGTGAGGTGCTGCGGTTTCTAAAAAGTCAGGATCAGTCAGCGGGGCAGTTGATTGAGGAGGCCGTGAGGTTGAGCGGCGAGTTTCGGCGGTGGTCAATTTTGGAGGCGGTACAATGACACGTTCAGCGAGTGTGGCAGGGCGACGCAAGACGGCGCGGGAGTCTTTTGCGAATGCTGCAGAGACGATCGGGCCTTGCGAGACGGGAATGAGTTTGTTTGCAATCACGCGGGGGCAGTGGTCGATGATTGATGCTGTGCTGCACGTTTTGGATTGCGTTGGACCGTCGAAGGTCAGTTTGTGGACTTGGACGGTGGCCGAATACGAAGTACAAGTTCTGACGCGATTGCGGGTCGATGGACGGATTACTGAGGGGCGGCTGGTCATCGATCACGGCGCACGAAACAAGAATCAGCAGATTATTTCCGAGTGGAAGGGGCAGTTTGGGGTTGGCAGCGTGCGATACGTTATCAATCACGCGAAGATTGCGACGGTGGAAAGTAGCAGCGGGCTGCGGTTTCTGTTGCGCGGCTCGATGAACTTGAATTTCAATCCGCGTTTTGAGCAGTTTGATATTACTGAGGGTGGGCCGGAGTTTGATTTAGTGCGAGAGATTGAGGACGAATTGCCGGATCTCGAGGACGGCTGCAGTGGTGCTGAGGTGTACGCCGGCAGCAAAATCGACAACGCATTCAAGCCGGAGCAACTGACACTGTTTCGAAAGGTGAACACTTGGAAGCCAATGCCGAAATAACCATAGAGGCGGTGCGGGGTTGGTTGCAGGAGGATAACCCGAGGTGCGGGGTCGGGGATCTTGAGCAGTACGCGCACCAGCTGGTCACGTATTATGAAGCGAGCGTAAGCGTGTTGGCGTTGGGTGCAGTGGTGGCACACCCGCGAACGGCGGCACCGATGGAGAATCCGCATTTGAAAGTGCGGGCGCAGGCTTTATCGGCAATGCAAAAGATAAAACGAGTGAAGCGGGCGGATGTAGCTTGGCGGCACATCCGGGCAGCGACGGACGAGATTTTGCGGAAGCGAGGTCAGGATGAATTGGCAAGGCAACGCGAGTGACAGTGCGTTACTGTCTCGCGCAATCCGGGAAGAATGGGGGATTCCGGAGGACAAATGGAAGGCAATTTTGGCAAGGCAAATGGAGATTGCGAGCGGGGCGGACCCGGACGCGACACCGAAGGACAGCGTGGCGGCGTTCAAGGTGTTGTTGCAGGCGCAGGAGCAAGCGAGAAAGGCGGCTGGTTTAGATCGTCCTGCACCAACAATCAATATCGGGGCGGTGGTCAATGCAGGTGACAGCGGAAATAGAGCAACTGCTCTGCTTGAGCGAATCCGAGCAACAGGCATTCTTGGAGGGCCTGAGCGAATCGCAGGTCAGGAGTCTGGTTGGCGAGCTGGAGAGATTGCAGCCGGCGAGCGGACTGAGTGACAATTACGCCAGTGACAGAAGCCGCAGGAATGCACTGGCAATTAACGCAAAAACCGCAGCTGCTCAGGAGTGCGGGCCACTGCCGGCGGTTGCTGACCAGTCACGCCGGCAACGATGCAGGACGGATCTGCGGCAGTTTTGCCTGACGTATTTTGCCGCGACGTTTTATCTGAGTTTGGCGGCATATCAGGTCGCGATGCTGGAGCGGTTCCAGTCAGTTATTCTTCAGGGCGGCAAAGAATGTCATGCAGTCCGGCGAGGCGGTTTGAAATCAACCTGCGCCCGAGCCGCTGCGATATGGGCTGCGGTGTATGGACATCGCAGATACGTGGTGCTGGTCGGTGCGACAGACGACAAAGCCAACGAGCACAGGGAGAACTTTTTTCGACTGATGGCTGCATCGGATCTGCTGCTGGACGACTTCCCGGAGTTGGCACCACTGCTGCAAAAGTGGCGACAACCAAAGCGGCAATTCCGGCTCAATGGCAAGTTGCTGCAGTTGCACCCGAAGGACGAACGCGGCCGGATCGTCTTCCCCGACATTCCCGGAGCAGCCTGTTATCAAGTGCACGTCAGCCCGTATTCACTGAACGCGACCGACGTTTCCGGCCTGTCATACGTTGATGATGAAGGCGTGAGCGTGCGACCGGATCTGCTGATCTTTGACGACGTGCAAACACCGCAGTCCGCACAATCATCGCTGCAGACAGACGAGCGGGAAGAGGCAATTACAAAAACCTTTCTTGGGCTGGCGGGTCTCGGCCAGAAAATCGCGGCAATCATGGTCTGCACAGTTCGGCAGCATCAGGATCTGAGCGAGCGTTTTTTGGATCGAAAGCGGCACGCAGACTGGTTTGGCAAGGCGTACAAGTCTGTTCTGTCATTCCCCGAGCGGTCGGACCTGTGGGATTTGTACGCGGGTAAACTGGGGCAGGGTGCGACGCCGGAGGACGGTAAGCGGATGGCGCAGGAATTCTACACGCAGAACAAGGCTGACATGGACGCCGGCGGGCGGGTGGCGTGGGAGCTGGACAAGCTGCCGGACGAGGTGACAGCCCTACAGTCTATGATGACGATCAGAGCACTGGACCCGGAATTCTTCCGCCGTGAGATTCAGCAGGAGGGCGTGCCACCGGTCAACAACAGCGGCATCAAGCTGGAGTCAGCAGCGATTCTTGCGAGACTGTCACGGGTCAGCCGTGGGCAGATACCAGACGCTGCAACACATCTCACGGCATTCATTGACAGCAGCGATCAAGTGTTGTGGTGGATGGTGTGCGGGTGGTCTGGTGACTTCAGCGGCTGGATTGTGGACTATGGCACATGGCCGGATCAGGGCCGGGCGGTGTTTTATAAAAACGATCTGGCGAGGAAGATTGCGCAGGAGCTACCGGGGGCGGCATGGGAGGAAGCGTTTGCGTACGCGCACCAGCGGCTTGAGGCGGAATTGATTCAGCGTTTTCCGACACTTGATTTGATCCTGAAAGACTGGAGCGACGGCCAGCAAAAGCCGCGAATCGAATCACAAGTGGCATCGTCACCAAACCGCAGCCGGATCAGACCGAGCAAGGGGTTCGGTCCAAAGCCCGGACGGAAGCCGGTGCATCTTTGGGGAGACCAGCACAGGGACCGGCAACGCGGGGCGTATTGGTTGGAAAAGCGAAGCGAGGGACTGCCGAACGTGCAATATGACGTGAACATCTGGAAGAGTCATGCAGCCCGGCGATTACTGACAACACCGGGGGCACCGTCCGCTGTGCTGCTGCCTGGCGACGACGAGCGGGCAAACCGGATACTTGCGGAGCACTTTACGAGTGAACAGCCGAAGGCAATCAGCTACGATGGAGCGAGCGGCATTGCGTGGGAACTGCTGGTCGGGCGAGATAATGACTGGTGGGACTGTTTTGTCGGCTGCAACGTGGCGGCCAGTATCTGCGGAGTGGGGGTGGCAAATGAAAAACCTGCAAGCAAGCCTCGGCGGACATTCGCCCTGCCTGGGGGTGTCCGTGGCTGAGCGAGTCTTTGAGCTTCCGGGCGGTCATGGGCTGACGTGCCAGCACTGCGGGGCACCGCTGACGCGAGTCAATCACACCCGCACAACACAGGGATTCATTCTCAGGGAGCGGCATTGCGAAGCCTGTAACAAGATCAACACCACGAGCGAGCGAATCGTCGCAGTTCGAGACCGCAAGCGCAAATTTTCGGACCCGTGCGGCGAGTAGTTGGCACTAATGCCAGACGCGAATTGCCTTCGCGTGGTCGTGCTCGCAATATGCCAGCATGACCGAGCCATCCGACATTCTCGATGCAGCAGCACAGAAGCCCGCCAACGTCTCCAACGATGGCGTGAGCGTATCGCAGCGCAGTTTATCTGAGTTGATGGAATACGAAAAGCACGTCGCAAACAGACGTGCGGCAGCATCACCGGCAGCATTCCTGCGCGGTGCCATTCTCAAAGTCGTACCACCTGGGGGCCACTGAATGAGCCGCAGGGGACGACATCGCAAAGCAGCGACACCAGCCCGGCAGCCGATGGTGCGGGCGAAGTTTGATCTTGCGCAGACGACCAGCGACAATCGCAAACACTGGACGAACGCGGACGGATTGGCGGCACGTGCGGCAATCAGCCCGGCAGTCAGGCGAGTGGTCAGAATCCGCAGCCGCTACGAGGCTGAGAATAACAGCTGGTATGCGGGGATTCTGCGGACGGCCAGCAATCACATTGTCGGAGCCACTGGACCGCGTTTGCAGGTCTTGACCGGCGACAATGACGGCAACCGCAGACTGGAGGCCGCATGGCGTCAGTGGGCCAGTAAAATCGATTTGGCGGACATCCTGCGAACGTGCGTGGAAGCATACTGGCGGGACGGTGAAGTCTTCATTATGCGCGGCAGCAACCGGCGGTTTCCGCTGGGGCTGGATCTGCTGGTGTTGGAGTCTGACCAGATTGCGACACCGTGGCAGCAGTCACAACTTGTCGATCCGTATGTCGATGACGGCATCCGGTTTGACCGCGCAACGAATGAGCTGGAATTTTATGTTTACGATCATCATCCCGGACTGAACACGCCGGTGAGCACGCTGCGCGGCGAGTGGTACGCGGGGCGTGAGGTGTGCCATTTATTCCGAGCCGAGCGACCGGGGCAAACCCGAGGCATTCCCCGAGCGACGCCGGCACTGCAAACGCTGCCGATCATGCGACGGCAGGAACTGGCAACGCTGTACTCTGCCGAGACGGCGGCAAACTTCGCGATGTTTCTGAAGAGCAATTCGCCTGGCATTGATCCGGCGGACAGCCCGGCAGACTTCGCCGAAATTGAGATTACGCGAAACATGCTGACGACACTGCCGGCAGGCTGGGAGATTGGACAAGTTGAGCCGAAGCAGCCGGGGCCGTTGTACGAGATGTTTCAGCGGCAGGCGTTGATGAGCTTCTGCCGCTGCACCAACATGCCGTACACGCTGGCAGCAGGCACCGGCAAGGACGCGAACTTCAGCAGTTTCAAGGGTGACATGGTCAACGTGTGGGCACCCGAGGTGATGGTGGAGCAGAATCGCATTCAGTACAGCATCGTTGAGCGGCTGTGGCAGTGGTTTCTGGAGTCCGCTGTGTTCGTGCCGAATCTGCTGTCAGGACTGCCGGCAATCGCGGACATCGACCACAAATGGCACTGGGCACCACTGCCGGAACTGGATCAGGTCGAAGCGGCACAGGCAGCGGAAATCCGTCTGGCGTCTGGTCTGTCAACGCCGACCGAAGAGCACGCACGCCGGGGTAAAGACTGGGACATTGAATCAGCCCGAGCCGCTGCTGATTTTGGGGTCAGTCCCGAGCAGTACCGGCAGGCGGTTTTTGCGAAGACGTTTGGGCTGCAGCCGGGAGCAATTCCGGCACCACCTGCGGCGCAGCAAACCCCCGCTGCCGCTGCAGGCGAGTATATGGAAATCGGCCAGCGGGCATTCACCAACAACCAGAAGCGCATCCGCAAGACGCTGGAGCAGCTGGCGATTGGCGAGATTTCCGAGGTGATGGCTGACCAGACTTTGCAATCGATCGGACTGGGGCCGGAGCGTGTGGCGGCACTGATTGCAGACGTGATGGACGACGGTGAGATTGACGGCGAGCCAGTGGCGGCGACTGCAACGGCAACGCTGGAGGCAGCCGGCAAATATGACGGCATTGACTTTAGCCCGCCGGCAGGAGTCCGTAAAGAGGCACAGAAAGGACTGGACTGGCGCAGCGAGCACGGACGCGGCGGCACAGCCATCGGCATTGCCAGAGGCCGAGACTTAAGCAACGGCAAGGCAATGAGTCCCGAGACGATAGGGCGGATGGTCAACTACTTCAGCCGGCACGCGGTTGACAAAAAGGGCGAGGGTTGGAGTCCGGGCGAGGATGGATTTCCCAGCAACGGGCGGATTGCGTGGGCATTGTGGGGTGGTGACGCTGGCGAGGCATGGGCCGGCAAGGTCTTGCGTCAGATGCGGTCGAGGGATGAGCAATGAAAACACGGCTACACATTTCCGCAGCGGACGGCACAAAACCGCGACGGTTTCGGATCGAAGCATACAACGGCGGACTGCTGCCGGTGGACGGATTTGAGCATCCGGTTGTGGTTGATTTGCAGGGACTGGAGACACCTAACAATGTCCCGATTCTGATCGATCACCGCAAAGAGGTCGAAGCTACGCTCGGCATCACGGATGCAATTGAAAACACAGGGTCTGCCCTGATGTTGGGCGGACTGGTTACGGGCGTGTCTGATCTGGTTCAGACAGTGCTGGCACAAGACGCGAAGGGCCAGACATGGCAGGCGTCAATTGGTGCACGAGTGCTGGAATCAACGGACGTGCCAGAGGGTCAAGTCGTCAGCGTGAACGGTCAGCAAATTGCAGGGCCGTTTGTGTTGGCAACTCGAAGTGTGTTGAAGGAAACGTCGATTCTGCCGCTTGGTGCGGATTCAAGCACGACGGTCAACTTGGCTGCATCCGCAGCCGCAGTCTCGAAAGGTGTAAAGATGAGTTTTCAGGATTGGTTGAAGAGTCTGGGAATGGATTCGGCGACGCTGAATCCAGAGCAGCAGGCAGCATTGCAGGACGCATACAACGCGAAGATGGCGGTGTCTGCGGCTGACATGCCAGCTGAGAAAAAGCCGGAGCCGATGGCCGCTGCTCCTGCAGTGCCAGCAACGGCAGCCGCTGCAGCATCGGTGGATCTGGTGGCCAGTCTGCGCAAGGAAATGGCCGCTGAGCATCGCCGAGCGTCCGCAATCAACGCAGCTGCCGGCGGGTTTCACGACATTGCAGCGACTGCAATTGAGCAGGGCTGGAGCGTCGAAAAAACTGAACTGGAAGCACTGAAGCGGCAGAACTCGCAGCAGCGTACCCGCCCGACATCGTTTTCCGCTGCACAGGGCAGCGGAGACCAGACCCGCATTCTGCAGGCGGCTTTGTCAGTTGCACGCGGTCACAACGTCGAGAAGAGTTTCTCGGACGCTGAACTGCAGGCAGCGCAGACGCAGTACCGTGGCCGAGTTGGTTTGCAGCAGGTCATCATTCAGGCTGCAGCCGCAAACGGAATGCCGATTTATGCAGGCTCAAAACTGCATGACGGCAACCTGCGCGAGGCCCTGCAGTACGCAATGGGCCAGAACATTCAGGCCGCGTTCAGCACAGTCAGCCTGCCTGGTATCTTCAGCAATCTTGCCAACAAGGAACTGCTGGCTGGGTTTGAGGAAGAGGACAACAACTGGGACGAAGTCAGCGACGTGAAGAGCGTTGCCGACTTCAAGACTCACACGTCCTATCGTTTGCTGGACGACATGGAGTACGAAGAACTTGGACCCGGTGGAGTCATCAAGCACGGCAAGATCGGCGAAGAGTCTTTCACCCGGTCGGTTGACACCTACGCGAAGATGTTCAGCCTGACACGGCGGGACATTATCAACGACGACCTCGGAGCGTTCGACGACCTCCGCACGCGAATTGGACGCGGGGCAGCCCGCCGTCTGAATCGTCTGGTGTGGACGACGTTTCTGAGCAACGCTGCGACGTTTTGGACTTCTGCCAGAACCAACTACATCGAAGGCGCGACGACCAATCTCGGCACCGATGGTGTCGGCCTGAGTCTCGGTGTGAAGGCATTCCGTCAGCGCAAGTCGCCACTGGTGACAGGTGCCGAAGCAACCTCGCAGATGGTACTTGGCGGACGTGCAACGAAACTGCTGGTTCCGCCGGAACTTGAAAGCGTTGCCGAGGCTCTGTATGTTGCTCGCAATCTGAACGCCGTGAAGGCCAGCGACGCCAACATCCACGCCAACAAGTACCGCGTGATTGTGGCTTCCGAACTGAGCGATTCGGCTTACGGCGGCGGCTACAGCACAACTGCTTGGTACCTGTTCGGCGACACGTTGAAGCCAGTCGTGACCAGCTTCCTGAACGGTCAGCGTTCGCCGACCGTGGAATCTGCCGACGCCGATTTCAACACGCTTGGCATTCAGTTCCGTGGCTACCATGACTTCGGCTGTTCTCAGTCCGAATACCTTGCCGGCATCAAGTCGAAGGGTGCCGCCTGATAGGCGGCTGAGTGAATCCCGGTGGCATGGGCTGCCGGGTCTTTTTTGAATCAATCCGATTGAGTGGAGAAAATACAAATGGCACAGGTTCCGGCTTTTTTGGCGAGCAGTGAGGACGCGCTGGACTACACGCCAGCGGCAGCCGTCACTGGCGGTGATGTGATTGTGCAGGCAGGTATTGTCGGCATCAGCCCAACTGATCTGGCAGCCAGCGAAAAGGGCAGCATTGCAATCGAGGGCGTGTTTGACGTGCCTAAGACGACTGCTGCATGGGTGCTGGGTCAGCCGGTGTACTGGAATGCGACCGGCGACCCTGACAGCGGAGACGCTGGCACAGGTGCCGCAAACCAGACCGGCACAGGCGTCTACATGGGGATTTGCACGAAGACTGCCGGGAGCGGTGACGACCTCGGGCAGGTCATGCTGAATGCGCCGTATCCAGAGCGGACGGTCGGCGTTACTGCAACGACCGGCGGCGGGACGACTGGATTGATTCCAGCCGGTGCATCGTTTGTGACTGTGACCAGCGACAGTGCCGACAAGCAGATTTCTCTGCCTGCCGGATACGTTGGCCAGGTGCTGCGAATTCTTGTTGGCACGACTGCCTGTGAGTTGATTTCGATCGTTGCTGCTGACAAGGTCAACGAAGTGGTGGTCGGTGCGACGAATGAACTGGCACTGACAGCGGAAGCGTTGGTCACGTGCGTTTACACGAAGTCGGGTTTTTGGATCGTGACTGGCCTGACGAAACTGGGTGCGGCGCAGGCTGCATTGGTTCCTGACGCTCGCTGAGGATTGACGCTGTGAGCGGATTTGATGACGCCGTTTCCGGTGTGGTTTCTGACTTGCTGACGTTTGCCGGCGAGTCAGTGACATACCTGCGCGGCAATCAATCCGCTACACTGACAATGCGGCGGAGCACTCAGTCCCCGCAGTACATCGACAACGGCAACGGCAGTATTCAGGAGGTCAGGCCGGTGGATTTCATTGGCCTGGCTTCCGATCTGCCCTACGCTGTGCCAGAGG